CTTGTTTTGCTTGTTCTTTTGCTTGTCTTTCAAGAAACACTTTTGTATAAGGGGTGGTATCAAATACCTGCGCCCCGTAAGCATAAGGATTTACACCGTAAGTTTGTGCCATAATTTTAAAAAGTTAATCAAATTTTAAGCCTTTCTTGAAAAAGAAAAAAATAATTTTGTTTTATGAAAAGACATACAAAAATACTTTTAAGGGTAATTCTGTTTATCATTTTATCTGTTGTTTATTTTTATTCACATGAGAAATCTTCTAATGATTCATTTAGATTACTAATATCGGTTTTTTATATAATTTCATCTTTATTCATATTAGATGTTGAAATAGAAAACTAACCTATTTGTAATCAATAAATGTTGCTGACGGGTTTAGCTTTAAAAAATTAATCAATGAATTTTCGTCTGTATCAATATATTTATCAACCCCATTTACCTTAAAAATAGCTTTTAATGGCGAAGAATCTCCCTTACTTCTGTATTTAGAGAACTCCGAATCTGTCATGTTTCCAAGACCTTGAAGCACTTTTGTAGCCAAAGTCCCCGCTTTTAAATTCAAATCTTCCGCACTTAATTGACTTTCTTCGGTCGGTGGCGTTAATTTACCATACAGTGATTCATTTAATGAACTCTGCATTTTTTCAGGCAAAGGAGAAAGTTTAACATCTGGCAACCTAAGTATTGTATTAGATGAACCCGATGGCGTAAATCTTCCGTCTGCGGGGATTGTCAACTTGCTAGGCGTAGACATTCCTGTAATACTTTTCACAGAAGCAATAGGCTGTTCAGTAAACCCACTTTTAGCCTTACCACCACCCAATTTAACATCCCCTGCCATTAAAGCTGCATTACCCGCAGCACCAAATATATTTTTTAGCCCTGCATCAAATCTTGCGTTGGCTGCTGCTGCTTTTTGTCTTGCTAGTAAATCTTGTCTGTTAAACTTTTCTAAGCCACTTTGGAAAATCATTCTATCATCTGCTGCTTTCATTCCTGTAGCACCGCTTAATTCTCTAAAGCGTTGGTCTTTCATTTGTTGGGCGGTTGCTGCCGCACCCATCAAACCTTCGTTCTGAATACCTGCTAATCTTGCTGCTGTTGCAGATGCACCCCCACGACCTTGTAATCCACCTAATGCAGTTGCAGCTACTCTATCTGCATTTTGTTTTGATTGAAGATATACAGGGTTATTAAGTAGGTTTTCGTTGTATCTATTCTGTGCTTCTTGGTAAAAGTCGTTAATAGACTTATTTCCTGAATAAACAGGCATCTTATTACCTAAAGCGTCTAATTCTCTTTCGGCTCTTTTTCTGCCCGAAAAAAGGCTTTGTCCTAAACCTGCTACTGCTTGTGCGCCCGCTAAGGCTAAACCTAAAGGAATTGGCATATTATCTATTAGTTAAAGGGCTTGGAATATATTTAACACTTACCCCACTCAAATATACGAATTGAGATGGATTTGTAGCACGAAATTTAATCAAAATGTACTGTCCTTTCAAGGTTTCACCGTTAATCAAACCACGTTGACTATTTGAATCTCTTTTAAAGGTGGCATGGTACTGTCCTTCCTTCAGTTTAAAATCACCCACTATAAGGTTAGACTGCTGTTTAGTTGTACCGTAGCTGTACATTTGGGTTGATATTTCAGGGCAAGTCCACACACCACTTGATAGTTCTGAAAGCGAAATAAAGGTCTTTTTCTGCAACATATTGTCATTAAAAGCACCGTCTATTTCTGCTTGGTATTGTGTGCCGTAAAAGTTACAGTAAGTTGTGCTGTCATGCTTCCAAAGTTCACCTTCTTTAAAGCTAACCAACAAAGTACCCAAACAAGTAGCGCCTTCAGGTTTCCATGAATAGAAACTTTCAAAACCGTTTAGTCTTTCATCGAAACATACTGTATAGCCTTCTTGTTGGAAAGATATTGTGCTTGGGTTGCTGTATCGGGTAATTTGCTCCATCATAATAATGTACTTATTTGTGGCAGCATCAAATACCCCGTACACCTGTGGGTCGCCCTTATAGGTTTGTCCTGTAGCGGCAATTCCGTTATTTAAATCGGTTCTGTATGCTTTTAGTTTATCTACAAAGAAAGCGTTTGTTTCGTGTACTATGCTTAAAGGGGTAATACCCTCTTGTCCTAGCCTACATACAACCCCCCTGTAATCATCTACAAAGTAATCTGCAAAGTTATTCCATGCAAGACTGTTGGGGCTGTCGCCTATTCCATATTCGCCTGAATAGTATTGAATCTTATTGATTAATCTATCACTTTCAGCCTGTAACGGGTTGCCTTGTACGTCTTTTACTATTTGGGTTAATACAGGCACGTTACCCACCTTGAATTTCTGATACACTTTCATGTACCTATCTCTTACGTGCAATCTTCTTACATCTCCAAAAGACCTGTCGTAAGTATCAAAATTGTCAAATAAGAATCGGTTTGTGCCGTTTATGCTTGTATCGGCTTGATAAGATTGTCCAAATCTTACAAGGGTTGGATAGTAGGTTTGTTTTGCGTTTTCATCTACCGCACTTGCCCTACCGTTTGAATTACCAACCAAATTATATGTATCACTAAAACTTTGTTCAATGATAGGGATAGTTAGTTTAGTGTACGCTTCTGCGGTTAAGTTAAAAGAACCTACGCCCACATTTGGCGGGGTTGCGGTTCTTCCTAACACATGAGAAAGTAAAAACACTTTGGCATTTGCGGGTACGGTAATAACTCTATCAAACTCAAAATTATACCCTGCATCGGGTAAAGTAATAGACTGCGCTTCCATAACCGTTTGAATGGTTGTGGTTGATGCAGTAGTAATCTTTGCTATAAGGGCGTATGAAGCGGAAGCATCGGAAGTTACAGGAATAGTACCCGCCAATCTTAAAAAGCAAGGGTTAGCCCCTGTGTTATTAAACACACATTCGTTGCTTGCGTTGGTTGGGAATACACCTGCTGCGTTACTTGCCGCATTTGAATTTTGTGTCCTGAATGTAAAGTTTCCGTTGGTGATTGTTCCAACAGGAACACCCACCATCCAAAAAGGAGAAACAGTACCAAAATTGGTTGTGTACAAACCCGAACCGCTAAAAGTCTTTCTTGTTCCTAATGGGATAGTTCTTTTTCTAAAGAATAAATCTCCGTTAGCTAATGTGATTTTTGCGGGGGTTGCGAGGTCTGCACTTTGGGTTTGGTCAAGTCCAATGTGGTAGGCGTTTGCTGTTCCAGCGTTACCAATTCCAAAGCATTTGCCGAACTCAAAGTATAACTTTTTAGTGTCTGCTGCTGTTTGTCTAATACTATAAAGTAGAATTTCATAATTCTGATAATCTGCTGTTCCGTCAAATAAAATTCCTGTAGGTAGGGATTGTGGGTATTTAACCTTTACAAAGTTTCCGCTATATTCTGCACCATTAATTACAGGGTTTGTTTCTAATCCCAATACTTCATAATCCACTTGTTCTACTGCGTTCAATACGCCCAAAGCGGAATATCTGTTTGTAATGCGAATCCTATCTCCTTGCTGATAACTATAAGATACAATACCCTTAGTCCCCTCTATCTGATTATTATAAAGGTCAATGTTTGATATGCCTATGTAAACATACCTATCTCCTGAAGGGGTTGAAGCAGAATCCGAATAAGCACTATCACTTATCCATTGCAATCGTTTTTGATAGGTAGTGTTGTTTGTTCTTACAATCTTGTAATATACAGCCCACGTAGGCGGTCTGTGGTTGATTATAAGTTGCGGTTGCGGGAAATCTACTGCATTACTACCCGAAGGAGTTTTAAAGTTTCCATCTACGTCATAAGTAACACCGTTAGTCCTACCCTTACTATCAAAGTACATTAATTGAAAAGTAGCACCCGCATCGTATGGATAAGCAAACTGTGTTGTTTGTCTATTAATTGAAGATGAGTTAAGTTTTAAGCCACTTGAAAACAATGTAAACCCACCCGCATAATTCATTGTTAAAACACCATTAGAAAGACTTACAAAAGTCCATCCATTAGATATTAAAGCAGCTTGAATATTGCCTAACAATGTAGAAACAGAAACTTGGTCGCCACTTGTGTAAGAATATTCTACGCCAATACTTGAACCAGAACCATTTATAGCATTAATGACATACTTTGCACGTCCATTTAATAAATCATCTGCATTTACTTGAAACCCGTTTAAAACAATTTTTATTTGTGTTCCTTGTGTTCCGCTATCTACACCTTTACAAAATGCAGTAAAAAGTGTTCCTGAATAATCTAAAAAGTAATCAGATGCAGCACCAACACTAACAGAAACAACCACATTCGTAATACTTCCGTTTACACCATTGATTGTTTGAACTCTAATAAGCCCACCGCCCAAATTTTGTGCATCAATGTTATTACCCGAAAGTAATGAAGCAATGCTATTTGCTATTGTGTTCTGGTCGCCACCACCCGAAAACAAATAAGAAATATTTTTAGGGGAAGCATCGCCTACGGCATTAGAAACATAATCAAAACTAACATTATAAGTAGTACCCGCTACAACAGCCGAACCAACATACAATGTTATTTCGTCAACCCCCGCATATTCGTACTTTAAACTAGGTAAAGCGTTATCTATGTTTACTTCAATATCTGCATTTACTTTATTATACCCTTCCGTAATACCACCGTAAATAGGAGTATTACCATTAAGCATTTCTGCTGCATTAGCCTTTAAAGGAACGTAGTCTTGAATCTCATTAAATTCTGTTAAGTCAATAGGGGTATATAAGCCATCGTTCTTAAAATGTGTCAAATAAAATTCATCGTCTGAAATAGACAATTCATCTTTGTCTATAATTTCAAACAACTGCCAATCGGTAGTAGCCCCGCTTACAATCTCTCTTACCGCAACTTCAATCTTTTTTACTTCAAGCGAACCAGTACTTAGATATATTGCAATCTTGTTGTTTTTTGTCGGGTCGTCTGCATAAGTATCATCATAATCAAAAGGCAAAGGAACTGCTGAAAATTCAGACCATACGGACTTTTCGTAGTTCTCAAATACCCATCTATATGAAAATTGAAACAGTTTATTTTTAAGATTGTTTATTGTTACGTTTGTATCGTTTACATAAACAACTTTTGGAGCCATTTGTGGGCAAGGTTTAGCCACATCTAAGTATTCTTCCAACCATGTAGAGTAAGTAGCACCTACGTTTATGCGTCTTGGCTGGTTCAGCCCGTCATTAAAAAATAACAAGTCCCCTTCACTTTCATCTCTATGAATTACGTTTATAGAGTTTACTTTATATGAAGGGTTGAAGTTTAAAATATCTACGCCACCACTATCTGTTTTGCTTTCTAAAACCTTAGATATTGTATCTGTATTTCTGTTGTAAGCAAGTATGCTGTGGAAGTTGTTACTATTCCAAATAAAGTAGTAAATCTTGTTTCTTACTAAGTCGGGGTAGTGCCCTATTTCTTTATTGTCGCCACTTGGTAAAGTATAGTTTACCTTTCTGTTGCCTAATATATTAGCCACAACCCTATCTTGCCCTTCACCTAAAGAATCTTTTGTAATGTTTAAGGCATAAGTATAATCACCCGCAGGCACTTTAAAGTCCTGCACATCTAAGTTCAACTTACCGCTAAAATCCCTGTTTATAAGCATTTATGTTACACTTTAACTGTTAGTCGCTGATTCTCTAAGTTCCATTGGTATGCTTGGTTCAAATCAAGCGGATTCCATTGTGCAATAGCGTGTCGTCTTTCGTTGTAGAAATTTGACTTTAATTCACTTACAGGCACACCCAACTTTCTACCCTTAAAAGAAAGTTCATTGTCTTTCCATGCCAACCATGCTATAAGCGCTTCTCTAAATACAAGTGGAATAGAATACTCTTGGCTTTCATCGGGGGCGCATTGGTACTCTAGCATAATGTAATCGTAGGCAAAATCTTCGTTCAAAAGAATTACACCATCGCTTACGCTTACCTTATACCCGCCCACCTGTGTACCACTTGGCGCACCGTATAATTGATAAAAGAAACCGCCCGTCCAAAAATTAAAGAAATTGTAAGGGTTTTGGTTGTAAATATCTACTAAAGTATTATCTTCTGTCTTTGTTTGTCTGTCGGGTAGGTTTGCTGCAAAGTTGGTTAGTTTGTCGTTTTGCTTTAAAACAACAATCTCCCCCCTGCTATTTAAGATACCTACTTTATTCCACCTAATACAATCGGCAGGTATATCTACTGTTTTGTTACCTTTTACGGGTAACTTCTGTGTTCTAATTTGATAAAACATACCAATCCCCAACTTATCCATTCCACGAAAAGCCAAATTCCACAACTTATTATACTTGTGGTTTGATTGTTCGCTTTGGGTAAGGTAGTCAACGACTACGGAATCTATGCTTATCCAACCTGCGGTTTTAGGTGTCATTTATTGTTAATTTTCTGTATAACCCAAAATATCATAATCATCTATCAGCACATACGTTTCGCCATTTTCTTCAATCTCCAACCCTGCGTCTTTAATATGCCAACAAGTTTGACCTGCTTTAAACTCCATTGGCTTTTTTGCCGTTCCGTTACCCACATCTACAATCTTTGCTTGGCATCCCCTTTTCTTAAAAGAATCAGGCACAATAATACCACTATCTGTTACATCTTGCATAGGTACTGGCTTTAATAGCACCTTGTTTCTAATTGGCTTTATCATGTTTATTTGTTTTTCTTATGCAACGTCCACACCATCATTAGCGGAATCTTTCTTTTGCCCACGTTCAAAAACTAATTGCCTAACTACATATTCACGAAGTTGTGGTATGTAATCGTCAGGAACATTTAGCTTGCTATCCAAATCGGCACTATCCCCACCGCTAATAATTCTTACTTTCGCTGTATAATCAGTAAGGGGTATTACACTCTTAATGTAGAAACTATCCCCTTCATTCCAACCAACTACCCTGTTTTGAATAGGTCTTGCGCTTGACAAAAAGCTAACCTCATTCATGCTTAAAATAACCACTTCTAATGAAACGTCTTTGCCATCTTTAAGCTGTACAGACGCAACCCCTTCGTTTTTGCCTACGCCTACGGGGACTTGTGGGATAGTCAACTTATAAATAAAGTTTTCATCTTGCGTAATAGCAAGCCCCTTGTAAGTAGTATAAAAGCTATTGTTTACATAAGCAACCCCATCTAAGGCATTACTATCTGTATAGTTTTTTCTTGCTACAAAGCCAATAGCTTCATTTAGGTATGAATTAACTAAACCTTCGGTAATAGCGGCATCATCGTTGGGCTGCCCACCGTACACCTGCCTAAGTACCTGTTCTATAAAATACCTTCTTGTCATTATTGACCTTGTGCTTTAAGTTGAGCAGCGTAAGCCGCAATATCGTTTGCTTGAAGGTTTACACTTATCATTGGTAAAGCCCTTGCTATAATCTGCATAATATCCACATCGTACCATTCGGGCTGTACGGAAGTACCCGAATTATATACAGGGCGACCATCGCCATCTAAGGTATAACCCCATTGCATATAGTTAGGTGTTCTAACATAGCTTAATTTGGGATTTGAGATACTATTAGGATAGAATAAGAAACCGTTTGACTGAATAAGATAAATAGGGTTTGTTGCTACGGGGTCAATTACGCTATTCTTATAGCTATAAAGACTATCCTGTTGAACAAAACGAACCCTTTTATCATCACTTGTGTACATTGCTACTGCCGCTTCAAAATCTGCGGGATATGCTGCCACCCCACTTGAAACTGACAATGTAACGGGGGCTTGAATAAACGGTGTTAATCTTTGCATAATTGGTTGGTTCATACCCAACTCAATTCTTGCTACCTGTCTGCCGTATTGGTATTGTTCGGGGTTGCCCAACAAAAACGCCAAATAAGACCTTTCAGCCTGTGGCATAATCAAATTAAATTCATCGGGAGATAGGTCGCCCGTTTGCTGCTTATTGATTATGTATTGTATAAGCTGATAAACCTGATTGACGTTCATAAGCCAAATATAATTAATTCCAACAAAAAAAGCCCACAAAAAAGTGGGCTAATTTTTAAAAACAATTCAAACTACATTACAGCGTATTGTTTTAGTTGCTGCAAGAACTCTGTAGATTCTTTTGTTCTGTTTAAAGCAAAGTCAATTAAGTGCTTTGTGGGATTTACAGCAGGTGGAACAGAACAGATAAAACCGCCCGTACCCCAATAAATCTTATCGCCATTAACCATAATCTTGCTTTGACTAACAGCCCTTCTTACCATGTAAGATACCTCTACTTGTTCGCTGTCAAATGTTTTATGGAAAAATTCAGGGTTGGCTTTTGCCTTTTGCGCGTATTCGTAGCGAATCATCTTTTCGGGCTTCAACTCCCCAAATTCATCTGTAAACCTTACACCTAAGAATGAAGCGTGTTTTTTAGCAATTTCATAATCGCAGGTAAGTGCTTTTTGCATTGCATCAAATTCTGCCATTGCTTGTTGTTCGGCTTGTTGTGCTGCCTTTAATGGGTCGTGCTTTTCAAATTGGAAACGGCAATAACGTATTTTTTTCTTTACATCTACGTTACCATTGTGTAAGTCTAAAAACAACAAAGCAGTTTCATCGTGTGCTGAAATTCTTGCAATACGGTTATCAAACCTAATGCTTCTACGGTTTCTGTTTACGTAGTCTTTGTCGTACTCTTTTTGTTCGTCCATCCAAATGGTAGAAACACCCGAAAGCAGTCTTGCTCGTCTTGTTTTACCTGTGGCGGGGTCAATTACATCTTCGATACCATCAATATAAATCGTCCCCTTTCTACTACCCTTCATTCTATAGATATAGAACTCTTTTTGGGGTTTTGGTTTTTCATTTTCAAATACAGTATCATCACTTGATACTAACTCTGGTAACGGCTCAAGATTTAAAGAACCTTCACTACCATTCATTGATTGCTGAACATTAGTCAGCGTTGTGGCTTTGCGTCCCATTTTATTTTTTTTTTTACATTTAACACCCAATATTGGGCAACTCCCTGCGGGGAGATATTTAAAAATGGGGCGGAATTTCACCGCCCCTAAGTTATTGGTAATTAGCCTCTAACGATGATGAACTGGTTACCCGCAACAACACGGCTGCCTCTGTAACAGATCATTTCTACGTTATCTTCCATTTTACCTGAAGTTGGGTTTTCAGAACCACCGCCCCATCTCCAAACACGAATACCGTTACCGATAGTACCACCTTTAACAGGCTGTTGGTACATAATCTGAATGTTTTTGTAAACATTAGCAGCGTTACGGGTATCACGTGCTTCACCTTGTGGGATGATTAAACCGTAATCACGGAAGTAATCATTTGCGGGTGTTTTACCATAAACAGCTTCGGTGTTGAATGGAGTGTACTTCTTGGTTTGGAACAAGTAGCCATCAATCATTACGCTTTCAAAGCCGTAAGCCAAAGATGCTTCTTTAGACTTTTCACCGCTACCCCATACCCATGCACCAGCAGGGAGGTCTTTGTACAAGCCATCAGAGAAGTTTTGCTTTTGGTAAATATCCATCAACCATACGTTCTGCTTGGCGCAACCTTGAACGTCCATGCTACGAGTAATCTCATGCAGCTTAGAAATATCCAAAGAACCAGCAGAGTAGTTGATTTCAGTAGCAACATCTTCAACCTGTGGGATGATACCCTTAGAACCAACGGAAGTACCGCCAGAGATGTTGTTAACTGTGTTACCACGCATCAGCTTGAACTCGATGTTGTTCTTGAAGCGTTGGTTAGTCTTAAACAAGCCTTTCAGAGTGAAGAAAGAAGGGCCAGCCAAACCACCACCCGCAGGGGCAGAACCGCTTACACCGCTATTGTAGAATACTTCAGCCATTTCAGCTAAGTCAGTAGCAGAGAATGTATCACGGATTTCGGTGGTTGTGTTGGTCTTTTTCTCGTCCAAATGTACTTGTGTATCGTTTGTATCAGATGCTTCACCTGCGTCTGTGATACCAGAAAGCAACAGGACTTCGTTTGCTAACAGGTCTGTGCTACCAGCAGATACAAATGCTTGAGAAGAAAGCAAAGGACGGATAGTACAAGTTTGAGGGTTTGCGCCTGTGTTTACAGTCAGGATTTTACCTTCGATATTGCTTGAAGCAATACGTACTGTTTCACCTACACGCAAAGGAGAGCTATCAGAATCGTACATATCTTCAGCAGAGATAGTTACGGTTACAGTAGCACCCGCAGCAGGAGCAGAAACTACAGAACCAACACTAACCGCTAATTGGTTACGACCTCTGTTTTGGAACCAGAAAAATTCACGGTTCTTAACTTCTTCCATACCACCAAATGTAGCAAGCCACATGGTAAAATCTTCGTTACCATATTTTTCGGTGTACTTAGAATAAAATTGAGGGGTCAACAACTGAAGGTCAGAAATTAACGCCCTATCTACGCCATTCGGTACTGTAATTGCACCGGGTTTTGGCACTAATGAAGTAGGGATTCCACTTGACATTTTTTAAAAATTTAATTGGGTTTTTGAATAATTGTTTATCAGGAATTTTCAAAGAAGTATGCAACTGCATCTGCGGGGATTTCCGCTTGACCGTTGGTGTTTCCTTGATATGCACCTCCTGAAGTGCTTGTCAAGTTGATATTCTTTTTTGCTTTGATTAATCCTACTTTAAACTGCGATACTGCTTCGTTTGCAATTTTTTGAAAGACCTTTTCTTTGTTTTGCAACAAATACAAATCTTCCATTGCCTGTTTAGTATTGAATTTACCTTCATCGGAAATCCACATACTACCCAAAAACTCGTCAGCATTAAAGTTTTCAAGTACGTTTTTCAAAGCCAACTTTTCTTCGTTGGTTGGGGTGTAAGCTACTGCTACTTCGACATCCTCGTCTTTAGCGGCTACTTTAAAACCATCGAACAAGTTGTACTCTTTTTTCAATGTATCTAAGTATTTCTGTCTAACAGCAGGGTCAACTTGAACTCCCTGTTCTTGTTGTGTTGCTTGTTTTTCAGAACTTTTTAGCACATCGGGTAATACCAACTCAATTTTAGCTATTTCGGGCTTAGCGATTTTGGCATCTACAATAATCTCTTTTTCTACAAGTGATTTTTCTTTTTGCCATGCGCTAAGTTTTCTTTCGTAATCTTCATCAGTATCGTAATCATCTCGTACAGGTTGTTCGGGAATACGGTACTGCTTACTTAGTTTGTATTCAATTTCGTCAGGGGTAAGTTCCTTGTATTGGTTGGCAAGCTTAGCGGCAAGAATTTCAAGTCCAGACTTTGCATCTGTAACTTCTAAATTCGCAAGTCTATCCACCTTTTGCTTTTCTGCTAAGTAGGAATAAACTTCTGCTTCTTTGCCTTCCAAAAGTGCTTGATACAGGTTCTTACTAATTTCGTTTGAAAACTCTACTTCTGTTTTAGGTGTAGATTTCAAAACCTTGTACTCATCAATAGCAGACTTGATTTCATCTACACTTTCAAAGCCAAAGGTTTCCTTTACGAAAGCTGAATAATCTACAGTATTGGTTTGTTTATTTTCTTCTACTGTAGTTTGTGTTGCTGTAGCTTGTGCAACTTGTGTTTCTTCGCCCTGCGGGGCGGCAGTCGGAGCAGCTTCAACCCATGAAGTTTCGTCAAACGGATTAAATTGCGCTTGAACGTCTTGGGTTTCTGTTCCTTCTTGTGCTACTACTTGTTCTTCAGACATATATATTATGTTTTGGTTTATGCTATTTTCATCAGGTGCAGAATAACCTTAGTTGCGGTTACGCCTGTTTTGTTGAAGTTTAAAAACTTACCAACTCTTTCAAATCTAAAAGTTGCGCTACCTGAAGCAAGTGAAGTTGCGCCCGCGCCTGTGGCAAGGTTTACTCCTTGTACAGAATAAAAATCTGTTGCAGTTTCAGCACTACCCGCACCAAACAAAGTAGAATTACCCGTATCATCCACACTTGCTTGGAAGTTTACGGTACTTGTTACGGTGTTTAGTCTTACAACTACAAAGTCGTATTGGCTTACGTCAAACGTAGCATTGTTGCTTGCGTTAAATTGACTTGTAAAATCCACACTTTGAACTATCATAATTATTTAGTTTAATTGTTATGCCATTTGTTGTTTCTGTTCTTGTGCTGCCATCATTTGCTCTTGTTCGGCTGCTACTATTTCTTGTTCTTGCTGCTTATTATCCATATACAGACTCATTGCTGCTTTTTGAATGATTTGCTGCAACAGCTCGTTCATTTCGGGCTTCATTTGCACACCGTTCTTAGTCAACTCAATAGCCCCCTGTAATACAATCTGTCTTTCTTTTGCTGTTGCTTCTGCGTCTTTAATCATCATATCAGAATTAGCCTTTTCTTTTGCAGATGCTATTTGGCCTTGAATATTCATTTCACTATTCTGTTGGGCTATTTGCTGCTTGGCTTTAATGTATCTTTTTTGCGCCCTACGGAAATATAACTCCGCTAATCTTACATCTTCCTTAGCCATTCTTTTAATCTTGAATGGGTCTATGTATAAGATAAATTCAGGGTCGGATATAATTGCGTTATTCAACATACCTTCCAAATTCGCAATGTCTTGCGCTTGGGGCATCATTTCTACTTTTGTAGCAAACACTCTACCATCTACATCTTCTTCTTGAAGAATGTCTTTGTAAGTCTTTGCACCATACTTAACACTATCACTACATAAGCAAGCAACCTTTTTAGCTACATCTTCCATCAAATACAAGTAAGAATCGTAAATGTGTTCTGTAGCTTGCTCGGCTGTTACAAGTGCGTTTTGTGCGTTTTCTGTGGTTACTCTTGGGGCTGAAATTGCATTAGAAATGTTCGGGTTTTCGCCTAGTTCATCTTGTAAGACTTTGTAGTGAAACTCGTACAATCTAATCAAACCTTCAACTTGCGATTGAAATGCGTTGTTAGCTAATTCAGTAATAGGTGTTTGTAAGTAATTACCTTCCGCATCTCGTCCTCTGTAATATAAATCACCCGTTTGTTCCCAAATCTTTTTAATCTGCAAGGGGCTTGTAGGTTCTGATAACCCCATATCAATCGCTTGCAAGGCATCAATATTTACAGCAGAACCCGAAGGCTTCATTTTAGCTACAAGTTGCTGAATTTTCAGCCTTGCCAAAATCATTTGTTCAATAGGTTCTTCTACTTTTTCAGGGATAGCTACATTTCGCATATCCTGATTTTGGTACATATAGAAACTATAAGAAAACTCTGCGTTACCTAATTCTTTGGGGTCTTGTGGTCTTACCATGTTTTTCTTTACGCCCCACTCCAACATAATCTGTGGGTTCATAATAAACACGCCCCTGTAGATATTATACTCACCGCTTTTTACTACGGATTGATTTTCTTTTATCTTTTCAGGTAAGCCACGTCTTACAATAGTGTTGTTCTTTTCTTTTGTCTTAGTAACGGTGTACGCTTCTTCGTCAAAAGATTTAATTTCAAACTCTATTGTATCAATATTCCATTCATCGTATGGTCTAAATAATGAAGTATTCCACTCTTGCAACCATGTAAGTCTATCAATAAGCTGATATTCTTTACACATCTGTGCAATCTCAAATAGTTTTTCTTCTGTCAATGTTCCGCCCGCTTGCACACCATACTTTTGTCTTAAAGCACTAATCTTTACAGAACGGATATAACCTCTCCATGAAGTATCTCTAAAATCATTAAACTCCGAAAATGAATAAATAATATTTTCAGGGCGCAGCCATTCACTTACTACTTCGCCTTGTTCGTTCATGTAAGTGTAAGTACCAATTAAACCAACAGATGCAGCATCCCAAATAAGTTTTTCTTTGATTGTGCTATACAAACCATTTGCAGACAAAATATTATTTGCTGCAAGCGAAAACTTAATTTCTTCAGGTAGTTGGTTAAACTCTGCAACCCATTGGTCAAGTTCGTCTTTATCTTCGGGCACGAATTGGTCTTGTGGTATCATTTGAACACCTGTAGCTTCTTGTTCCGCTAACAGTTGTTCTTTATTCAACATGAAAAACTCCGCTTCTAATGCGGCTTGATTCTTTCTTTTTTTGGCATCTAAATCTACGGCAGATACTTGTATCTTTTCTTTTCTACCCATAAAACGGGCGACCATTCTACCGATAGCAGTATTTACTATCTTAATGGCTTGCCAGTTAATGTTTGCGTAGTTTACTTTCCCGTCAAAGTTCAACCTATCCATGAATACTTGCATATTCATGCGGCCATTAGCAATCTCTCTATTCTTTCTGAAACGCTGATTTCTTAAAAAGAAATAGCTTTGGTTTCCTGTAACAGAACCATAAATTGTCTTAGCAATAGATTCACCCCAACTCCAATCTTTTTTAGACTTTACATCGGGGGTAAGCTGAAATTGCTTTATTGCTTGTGAACCTTCGGGTATGCTATTTTGAGCCAATTTAACAAATTGTTATAGCCCAAATATAGTATATTTTGATATTACATTAAAAAAACCTTAAAACTTTTCTACTTGTTGTGAGAAATATTCTTTAATAAAGGGTTCTGAAGGCGAAATTTGTTGTGGTAAAGGTTCTGTGAGCACCACTATAAGCATCATAAAAGATACTACGCAGTCAAACTTGGTTCTATCGTATGGGTCAAAATCTTTGGCAAATTTTAACAAAATAGGATAATCTATTTTATGGCAATAATTTTCAAAGTAAGCGATACCGCAATCTAACTGCTTAGTTAGTGAAAATGGGGTTACGGGGAAGCCCCTTAATCTTTCTGCTTTACCCCTATCTTCGGGCTTTATTGCGCTAACGGGGTACAAGCCAAGATAAGCCAACTTGCCTCTTTCTCTAAAATACGAAAAGTAATCATCGCCCCCCGCGTGTTCATACCATGCTTGATAGCCGTAGTATTCAGATGCAAGCATTACTTGTTCGTGTAATTCTTCCTTTACTTTGGGTCGCCCGTATAAGTGTCCTACAGCCTTAAAACTGTTTTGCGTATCTGAAAGGTCTATTCTTCTACCTATCCATGCGGAAGCCTTTGAACCGTACTTTCTGCCGCCTTGTGAACTTGAATAACTATCCACCGTAATAGCACCATCCCTTGTGTTGTCAGGAATAAAATCTATCCCTACTTTTTTTCTCTTGTTTGGCACTTTAGGGAACCATGTAATTTCCCAATGAAATTCGCTGTTTTGGTTGGCATCCCGCCACTTAACCGTACCGTCAAAATCTCTGTAAAATTGTACTTTTCTTAGGTGTACGGGCTTTTCTGATAATTCCTTTTCCCTTTTCTGTATGTTTAAAATATTGAATACGCAGTTTTCGGAATCTATTAAAAACGCCTCATCAATAGTAAGTGGTTCTTTTCTAATACGGGCAGCAAGTGAACGGGGGTTGTTTTTTACTTTCTCACGGTCAAGCAAAATCATCTTTTCCGTAAGTGCTTCGTCAGGGTGTCCGTATGGGTCAAAGTTCCTTGTTCTTTTGGCAGACATAAAGAATCGGTACAAACCACTACCCGTCATGCCATCTTCGCCCTTTCTTAATTGGTCGCTTTCATCCCAAAGCAATTTAAAGGCAGACGAAATATCTTCATCTTCACCCTCAATTTTTTCTACGGTTGTGGTGTACAACGCTTTACCAATAACCCTACCTTCATCATCTAATAAACAATAACGAACAACCTCATGCCTGTTGTAAACATCCACGCCCTTAGTCTTTGCAACCTCGTCCGCTACGTATCTATGTAGTTTTTGACCATCGTATGCTACTTCTTCTGATGAACCCCAATCTATGATTGAACCAAGTTCATCTTCGCCTACGTTTTGGTTAGCCCTTTTGCCCTTTACGTTTGGTCTTTGAAAACGCATTTCAGACTTAGGGTTCACACCAAGACTATCATCATAAACAGGTCTAAAAAACTTAGGTAATCTTCTAAAAGGATTTACAACCGTTTTAGAAAAGAACTTTTTAGCATCTGCGCCCGTCTTAGATTGAATACCTGCGTTAGTCATTTTAGTACGGGTAACGTATTCCGTAAGAAACACGCCCGCCCAAAATGATTTACCAAATCTTCGTTTCGTTACTTCAACCATCCCCATACACTTAGGGTCTTCTATGCAATACTGCATAAAGTAAGCCTTTTCTAAGTCGGGAATCCTGAATTTTGGGTAGCCAATATCAATCGGCCACCACATAAGGTATAAATAATGCGTACCCGTTAGGTAAACCGCTTCACCGTTATTTCTAAACCAAAACCCGTTAAGTCGTCTATCCCACTCTTGCCTTTTAAATTCTTCAAGTCTTACATCGTAAAAGTCGGGTTCTGTTTCTTTCTTTTTGGAATCGTAATCATCCCATTCCTTCATTACATCTTTGTACCAAAGCGGGAGCTGTGGTCGTTCCCAATATTGCTCTTTTGCATCCTCACTACGTTCCCATACGCCTCTGTATTCTAGCTTTTTAGTGATGATATTATACACATACCCTTCGGGGGGTAGCCAACAGTCTAACCCCTGCACATGAACACACTTACCCCCTTCTATTGGTTGATACATAATTATCTTTTATGCTGCCCCGCTAATTCACCTACAGAATCCGCAACTGATTCAGGCGTAAATGATGGCTTCCCAATTTTAGTGTCTTTATCTTTGTCCCCGCTAAGGTTTAACTCTCTTTTCAGGCTATCAATCTTTACAGCGTTAGCCGATAGTTTTTCAAATAAATCCATAGCCCTGTCGTAAATTTTATCTTCTTTTGGGTTTACACCTATTTCTCTCTCCAAGTCAAACTTATCCAAATAGTCCACCTGCTGATTAAGAATCTTTTGCCCAACATAATAAGCCCTTGCGGGGGAAGGTAATTCATACAACCTAATCTTGCCTAAAAGATATTGGTTGCTATTTTTTTCAGTAATAAGCCTATCAATCAAATCTTCTTTTGATAATTGCTCTAGTTCTTTTCTATCAATCATTTGTGGCAATTTTAGCGTCAGTTGGTGTTAATCCTACAAGTAGCTTTCCTTCGTTTATTAATTCAGTAAGGTCGTCTGCTACTGCTATGATTTCTTCTCTTTCAGCGTACTTATTTTCTTTTTCAAAGTGGCGACATCTAATTAGTCTTTCTTCTCTGCCTTGCACACCTTGAAACACCATTTCATAATCGCAATGCTTTAGCGTATGCACCACCTTGCCCTTAAATTCACCTGTTTTGATATACAGTACGCTTTGTATTTGGGTGGGCAATATACCCTGCAAAAAACCACTATAGGGTCTAAACACCCTTTCCGCTATACAAAACCCCTCACAAGCGTTCCACGTGAAACTTTCAGGACTTCTCCAAATATAACACTCATTGCTTAAAATGGAATAGTATTGAATAGGGTTTGATGCTTCATCTACTAATCCTGTAAAGTTAAAAAGCCTGTTTACGGGGTGTATGGAATTGTGGTTAAAGATAATTTCAGAACCGTTTGGAATATTGGCGGCAGAACCATCTACAACTGTACCGTTTACGGGTTGGGTTTCCCTTTGGTTTAGGTTGTTCCACCCCCTTGCAAGTTTTAATTCTTGTCCATTCTCCATTCGGTGGCTGTTCTTTTTTTCTATATCCACCTTTACTATTACCCTATCATTTGCCCCTTTTACGTTGGGCACTAACCGCTTAATATCTTCCTTAAATTCGTATTCTTTAAGGTCGTGTAATATTTGGTCAAGCATTGGCTAACTTTTTAAAGTAAAACTCTACTGCGTTTTGATGATAAAATCCATAGTTATGTTCACCCACAAAGGGTATGCAGTTGGGGGCGTATTCGTACATTTCTAAGATTCTTGGCACACCCAAAGCTGTTGCTAAGTTCCAACAAAAAGACTGATTACCCATAAAAAACTTACACTCCATAAGTAGTTGTGCTAATTGGTAAAAATCATCTACAATTAGTCTTGGCACATCCAAATTCCATTTTTTACAAAAATCGTAGTGTTCATTTTCAGTGCCCACAAACAATAATTGGCTCTCGTATTCTTTTAAAAAGTAATACTGAATAAACTGATTTCTATATCTGTGTGTAAAGTTAATCAAAATTTTGTCGCTAATTTCAGTAACCCCTTCTTCTAATTCACGCTTTTGAACTTTAATCCACGGTTTTGAAAAATCACAATGCAGGTCGGGGAAAACAAAACCGTACCATGCTTGAATCGGGGTGTACGGGATATTGGCGGGGTTTCCTATTCTAATCTTGTTAAAATCCACCACAACTTCTTGCCCTGTATATTCTTCAAAAGAACGTATGTATGGTTGCTGTTCTACTAGTGGCTTAATCATGTCAAACATTTTTTGGTTGCACATGACTTGTTTGCCGCCTTCTTGTGTTGGGTGGTAGGCGTTGTTTACATACACCCCATCCACGTTTAATTCCTGTAAATAGACAAAAGTATTCCCGTATTCTTTCCAATGATTATACAACCCGCAAAGACTGGCAATTAAATCGCCAATATTACAGGAGTGTCTTACTGAAATAGCTTTACTCATGTTTTTTTTCTATTTTAATACAAATTTAAGTATTTTAGCCTTGTCAACAATCATTCAATCACAAAAAAAATGTAACAAATGGCAGCAGTAATCACCCCAAATGTTTACCGAGTGAACAGTAGCGACATTACCGTACAGCGTTTTGGCTTTCCTGTTTCTTCTGTAATCTTTCGTGAGGTATCTGGCGTAGTAACTACCGCAGCAGGCGTACGCTTGTATGGTATCGTTGAACTCAAAAAGCAAGGTCTTGAAGTTTTGAGTCAACCGCAATACTACACCGTAGAGACTGTTCAGCAACTCGCATCTTTGGCTAACGCCTAATTCGTTTTGTTGAAAAACAATTAGCCCCTTATTACAGGGGCTTTTTTATTACCACTTCTATTTGATACTCTCCGTTTCCGTGTTCGTTTTTATTTTCATTATTGGTGCAAGTGTTTATTGTTTTCATGTAAACAATTTCATGTGGTAAATCCCATAATGCTTCATGTAGTAACCCCCTTAGCGAATATGTATTAGGAGGGAATGATTCATTTTCGGTAATAAAAAACTTGTGATCTTCATTCCATCTGCTTGGCAGTCTTTCTTTTCTTTCGTAGCTATCTCTATCGGGAACAGCTATAATTAAGTACCCCCCTTTCTTACATATTCTATACCAATTTCTTATGGCTTTTGATGGATAGTTTACGTGTTCTAAAATGTGGCTTGCGTAAACATAGTCGAATGTTTCATCTTGAAACACATCCATAGTAACGGCATCGCAAGTGTCCTTATCGTGGTGGAAACAGTTTTCTACCGAAATTGGGTCTGCCCCATCAAAAGTATCAATACGACCAACACCAATATCTATACCATACCCTTTGATAAACTTTTCATAAAATCCCTCCGATTCTCGTCTTGGTTTACTTTTACTTGTTTCTGCCATTGTTTGTCTTTTGGGTTTTAGTTAGCGTCTTTTGAACCTGCTTCATTTCTTTGTACACTTTTTCTTCATCGTTCCCGTAAAGTGTAGAAATAGCTTTAGCTGCTTTTCTTATTTTCTTGGCTTGTTTTCGGTTCATTTTGTAGATTTTTCTTTAATATAATCTTTCATCTTTTTAATTCCGTTTTTGTTGTAGTCGGTGTAGTTAAGTCTGTACTCGTAGTATTCTCCTTTTCTACCATAACGGGATTTGAATTTCTTGGGGGTTCTGCTTACTATTACATTAAATGGTTGTTCAATAGCTCTTGATATTTCACGGGGGACGTTTGTAATACCAAACAACTTAAACCCATCCATAATAGAAACTACATTACCTTCTAATAGGTATTTTGCTAATGCTGCTGTTGCTGTCATGTTTTATTTTTTTTTTCTTTTAAATCTAAGATTAATTGACTTTCCTTTTCCCAAGCCTATATTATCATTTATATTAAGTGGCATTATTTTTACATCTTTAGAATTTGGCATAATATTAATTTTTAAAAAACACCAACTTCCATTATACCACAATATATAAGACAAATCGTTTATTTTTTCTACACCAAACCTACGGTCTAACCACAAATCAAATTCCGAAACAAAAGAAGCTGTCATTTTTCTTTGTTTTTATTTATTCTCTCCATTATTTTTTGCCAAAGTTCTTCTGCTTTGTCTTTGGATAGTTTAGGTAGTTTACCGTATCTTTTCTCCCACTCTGCAAGTTCTTCTTCTGTAACGGGGCTGCTTATTTTTAATTTCTCTACCAACTCTCTTAATGATACAATATCCACCTTTCTATCTTCGTATATTCTTCTTTTCATGTTACCGTATAATCGGTATATGATACGGGGGCGGATTCTACCATTAATCTCTATCCACTCTTTACTTAAATAATAAGCATCTAATACATCAAGTAGTTCTTGAACGGTATCGGCTGCAAGTATGTTGGATGCTACGTAAACCATTTATTTGCAAGTTTCTACTTTAACCACTTTTACATTATCAGTAAAGTTTTCGGGAGAATCTCTAAAATCATCTGAAATAAATTTGTACCAATTAAATGCGTCCTCGTAAAAGTCATTAACAAAATCAAACTCGCTAATAGCATCTTTGATGTAATACTCTACTGTAACTTTTATACTAATATTCTTGTCTTTATTCTCCATAAATTCTTTCGTAATACTTCTTCGCAATTTGAGTTTGTAATTCATTTTTCTGTAAACCATCTAGCCAAGCATCAATAATCTGCTGGCGTTCCATTTGCTTGGCTTGCTCAAATACTTTGTCTATTTCAGGTTGATTCATAGATGCAGAATTTGCCATTGTATCAATCAACCAATCTACTGCCGTTTGCTGTTTACTCATAGTTGTGTGTTTATTTTTGACCAATCTTTAATTTACGTTTCTCCCAATGTTCCATAAAAGTTCTGTACATTAACTCTGCAAAATCTTGTGCTTCTTCTTTTGTAAAGTTGGCTATATCAAACCCTTCATCTTTTTGAAAACCATCTTGTCTTAAACCAACAGATTTTTCAAACCTTACAAAATTAGGCATAGTAGGAGGCAATACTTTAAATGTTTTTTCCATATTATACTAATTTAAAATGGCAAGTTTTCTATTGGTTCTGTAATATCGTTTGCGTTCTCATTTTGTTGCTGCGTTCCACCACTATTACCCTTAGATAAAAGTTTCAAGTAACTTACTCTTACTTTTAATTGAGGAATAGTTTGTCCTTGTTTGTTTGTGTAAAGGGATGCCTCGGGGGTTCCTTCCAAGAAAACAGATGTTCCTTTTTTAAGATATTCTGCTACTTTAGTCTTTTCAGCCCAATAAGCGCAGGACACCCAATATGTTTTCTCCATAGGTTCACCACCAACCCCTTTCCACTTTTCAGTAATTGCTACCGAGAAATTTACAACTGTTTTCCCATTAACATTATTTACTACTGCATCTTGTCCCAAGTTTCCAATTAATTCTAATTTTAGCATTGTGTGTTTATTTTAAAAGTATAAATCAAATTTACTACTCCCACTACATACAAATAACCAAGTATTTTAGTTTTAAGGTTATTTTAATTTAGAATGGTAGTGGTTCTGCCGTCCCTATTGCTTTTTTAAAGTCAAATGTTTCTTCTTCCCATTCTGTTAATAATGATTTTTCAAGGTGGGCTTTAAGTTTTATTCTTCCTATTCTACCATCTCTGTGTTTTGCTACTATTTGGTACATAAGACCTTTTATGTCGTTACCATCTTCATCTACTGTTGCTTGTGGGTCGTAATATTCGGGGCGGTGTAAGAAAGATACTTGGTAGGCAAGTTCTTCAATACTGCCCGACTGCTTTAAGTCTGCAAGGTTTGGTTCTTTTTTACCATGCCTGCCTAGTATTTCACGGTTCATCTGTGCGTAAAGAATGATAGGTATTTTCAATTCTTTTGTAAGATTCACAAACACATTCAACACATAATCTACTTTTTGTTTGTCGGTCATGTATCTTTCGTGTTCGGGTGGCACTTGGAATATGGTAAGAAAGTCTGCCAATACACATTGCACCCCGTCTTGTTTAACCCACAATCTTATCTTATTTGCAATTACATCTATTCGTCTTTTATCTTCAAGTTTTATGTTCAATTGTATAGCTTCATCCATTGCTTCACGAACCAAATCCATATCTTCATCTTTGATATATTCGGGCTTTTTCTTAAACAAAAAGTTATCTATTCCTTTCAAGTTACACCCAATTCTTATGAGTAATTGTTCGTTTGTCATTTCCCCGTTCACAATTCCTATCTTGTATCTTTTACCCATGTTTACTGCCAGTTGCGTTAGGTGTACACCCTTACCCATTGCGGGGCGACCTGCGATAATATACAAACCGTTAAATAAAGCACCATTCATTTCATCCCATTCTTTTATTCCTGTGTAAACAGCTTTTTCATCTACCTCACCACGTCTTGCTTTGTACACTTTTTCGCAGAAACTATCAATCACATTTGCGGCTACGTTTTCTATTGGCGTAACCTTCATTTGTGCAAGTTCGTTGTTTATTTCTGAAAGGTAGTTTTCGGAATATCTTAATGTTTCAAAAACATCTTCACCATCATCCATTGCGGCAGTTAGTGTTTTTGAACTAAATTCAACCAACTTTCTTTGTAGGCTTTTTTGCTTAATTATCAAGCAATGTTGCCTAATAGGCGTGGCTGTTGGGGTAACCTCCAAAAAAGAAACCAAAAATGGCATCCCGCCAATTTGCTCTAATTTTTCACCCGATTTTAAATGTTCCATAACAAGCCTAATATCGGGTACTGTTTTTTCTGAAATTTCTACAACCGCTTCGTAAATAATAGCATTTTCGGAAACGTAAAAATCTTCAGGCTTTAAAATTTCTTTTACGGCTGTAAGATATTCTTTCGGATGGTTCAAGCAAACCCCTAAAACATACTTCTCTGATTCCTTCGCATTTGGTTGAACCTTCCCGAAAATCAATGATAAATCGTCTTTTTTCTTGGTCTTAGTCATGTTTTCTACAGGTTATTTACGAAGGCTTCCACCCTCAAAAGTAATGATTTGGCACATTTCACGAACTCTATCCATCACCCTTGCTGTTAAAATTTTTTCTAAAGTAGGAACTTTTGCATCATTGTGGCGGGGTGGTAGGTTAGTGGAAAGGTGGGTTAAGTACCCCTCGCTAATAAACAAATCGTACCGTTCAAGTAGCAGTTCCGCTAAAATGTTAGTTGTGTTTCCATACTTCATGTAATCGGATGAAGTAACCCCTATATCGTCAATGTACAAATCTTGTTTTAAATCCCTTCCGTAATGCTTTTTTACCCAAGCAACCCCCTCTGTTTCCAAAAGGTCTTTTAACTCATAGGCAGAAAGCCATTTAAACCGTCTTTCCGTATTTCGCATTATACGCTGGAAAATTCGCATCAAAATTGTCTTTCCTACTCCTACCCCACCAACATGGAGAAAGCCCTTTTTTGGGCACTCTAAGGGGCAAATAAAGCTATTCTTAAACCCCTCATACACCGTTTGGTAGTTTTTTCTCAAATTATTAGCGTCTAAACTAAAATTTGGGGTTATTTTTTTGCCTTCCTGAATTATGATTTCTGAAAACTTCATGTTTTACTTTTTTCGGGTGGTTAATCCCAACTAATATTCGAGTAATCGTATTCATCCTTTGGCGGTTCATCCCACCCGTACATCATTTCCTCTTTCGTCATTGTCATGGGCGGTTCTACTATCGCTGTTTTTCTGCCAACATCCCCCGAACTAAAATCAGGAACAGCTACACCGTGTTTGTTTAGTGAATTTGAAAAGTGCCGTTTTAAAGCGGGCACATCTTTCCAATCTAGGGTTTCGTCTAATCTTTTCAGGAAAGCATTGAGCCTAACTTGAATTTGTTTAAACTCAACCCTGTGTTTCATGGCTATGGCTTCAATGTAGGGTTTGTCGTCTTTTAGGATTCTTTGTGCATTAATCCATGATTCTTCCAAAATTCCGTTTACCGTTTTTTCTTTAGTTTCCTTTTCTTTACTTTCTTTTACTTTCTTTTCATTTCCTTTAGTTTCCTTTCCTTTCCTTTGTTCATCCGCAGTTGAACCGTTGTTTAACCGTTGTTGAACCATTGCTGCTCTTTTTTCGCCACTTTTCTTTCCTTTATCTGAATTTCTTAATCTAATTTGCTCTCTTTCAAACAGATGCGCATTTAGTCTATTACTAAAGAAAATCTCATTTTCTTCTACCTCAAAAAGACCAAATTGCTTAATAACAGCAGTTACTTTCACCTCTGGAACCTGCATTTGCATGGCTAAAACGGGAATAATTTGCAACGGCAATTTACCACCTGAATTAGCTAATTGTTCAACCAAAAACCAAAAAATACCATACCCTTCCATACCAAGTTGCTGCCTAAGAAAAAGGCATTTTACATCGTTAGCGGCATTGTAATCGTGTGGGAAATAAAAAGCGTCTTTTTTAGGCATTTGTCTGTTGTTTTAAATTTTTTACTAATTTTTTCATAATTTATTGACTTTCAATTGGTAAATTATTTGCATAAAGATATTTACTAACTATTTTCTTGCACATTGCATAAAATTCATTTCCATCCATAGCACCCTTCATTAAGTTACAAATATTGCAGCTTGCAACTAAGTTTCTAAACCTATTCTTTCCACCCTTATGTAAACTTTGAAAGTGGTCTAAGTGAAAGGTTTTTGGATGTAATTGACAACCACAGTAAACGCATCTAAAATCAGAAATTTGTAACACCTTAAAAACTTCTATACCAGTTATTTTATCCATAGCCCTAGCATTAGCAGATGTGGCTTTAATATGACAATTAAAATCAAAAAGCAGTTTTTCTTCGTGTGCTGAAAGTTTATCATTCCCAATAGCCGACCTAATCCTAATAGAATTGTAACTAATCTCTAAATTTTTATTAATCTTGAACTTTATACTATCTGTTGGCTTTATTTCCCCAAAAAAATACTCTATCATCAAATATAATAGATTACAGTCCTTACCATTAACAAAAACTCTAACCTCTTTAGATTTAGGTGTTAACCTAGCTTTACACCTAATCTCTTTACCCTTTTCCACCTTAAAGACATAACCATTTGATGAAATAAAATAATTCCGTGTACCTTTTATCAAATGCGTTTTCATACAAAAAATAACCTGTACGGGTTTGGCCCGACAGCCGCCCCCATACAGGTTCAAATAAGTTTTATGTTAGCTGTGTCGGCAGCTTTTACTAAATCACAAAGGTGATGAACTGTATCGCAAAAATAATAAAAAACACATACGAAAAACAAAAAAATATTTTTTAAGGTAGTTTTAATTTGTGGTGGTTGGTTGGTTGGTTAATTTTGTGTTTATGGAAAAATGGTTGCAATTATTTACTTCAGAAAGTGAAAACGGTAGTTTTGAGTTTATTCATTATAGCACATCATCTATTGTTAGGTTGATGAAAGTTGATGCTGATAGTGAAGTTGTATCTGAAATGTATCTTGATTATAATGAATTTATAGAACTGTGTGATTTTATTGATAAGTTACGTTCAAAAATTTAGTAATGAAAAAAGAACTTGTACCATTTAAGGGTGGTTATATAGATGTAGTATTGTATGATGCTTATTTGTTATTAAGGGGGGCGGAAGTTAAGGGGTTAGGTATGGGGGCGTTACTAGAACCGAAAGGTCTTATCTACAACTACATTTACATATTTACTACGGGTGTTTTATTAGAGAAAGTAAAAGACAAATTGGTTGAATTATTAGGTAACCTCCCCGTAACCGTACAAACATTACCTAATCAAGAAGAAATTAGAATAACTGTAAAAAATAAATAATGAAAAAGGTAGAAGTAATAGAAGGTGTTGCCGCAATGTATAATGGTAAATTTTGGGGGTTTGAGCATAATTATGGGGATTCACCAAGTAAGGGCTTTGTTGATTTTGATAATGCAGAAATAAGCGACCCAAGATATTGTAAAGAACCAACAGATATGACATGGAACCCCGCAAACACTAATAGATATAACCCCGAATACGGTATGCTTAAAAAGGCTACATTGGTAAATGTAAGAAAAACCGTAACTACAGAATTTGAAGTTTTATAAATATTTGAAATGCCAAAACAATGTCAAGTAATTGGTTGTAATAATAATGTTTGGGGTAAGGGTTATTGTAAGATTCACCAATACTACCGAACAGATAAGAAAGAAAAAAAAGTATCAACAAGATTTATTCAAGAAGAAGATGACTTACAAACACTAATAGACGACTTAGATGAAGTAACAAGTAGGATGATAAGGTTTAAGTATGCGGGGAAAGATGGGTTGGTAGAATGTTTTACTTGCGATGCGAAACATCCCATATCCCATATACAGTGCGGGCACTTTATACCCCGTTTGCACATGGCAACAAGATTCTTAACAGATAATTTAAGACCACAATGTAAAACTTGCAATGAATACAAACAAGGAAATCTTACTATCTTTGCTGAAAGACTTGAAAAAGAAAAAGGTGGTATTACAGAATGGTTACACGAACAAGCAAACACCGTACATAAATTCACCCGAACAGAACTAAAAGAACTACTACTAGAATACAGACAGAAACTACAACTATACCAAAGTAAATTTAAATGAGAAGATTAAGTTTAAAGCCAGATGATTTAGAAATTGCAACAAGGTACATTCATGCTGCCGCTAATCTTTGCGGTAATGATGCAGGTATGCTAAAGCCGCATGAATTTAAAAGACTTATCATGCACCTTGTAAAGTCTATTTCACTTTTATCCAACTATCAAAGACGAGAGAATAGACCCAAAAGTGATTACGACATTGTATTAAAGATTTACAACGAGCAACACCCTGAATGGAAAGAAAGGAACAGAAAAGATGAAACAATCTTAGCAAGGTACACCCTTGTATATTTTCTTAGAGAGTACACTACATTAACCTTGCAAGAGATTGGTATTAAGTTGGGTGAACAATGTAAACGTAGAAAGTTCGACCATTCAACAATGGTACACGCCTACAATTCGGTAATTGATATGCTTGAAACAAACGACCCTCAATACACAGAAATAGTTTACAAAATGGAATCAATAATCCAAGACATATTAGGTATTACAGAACAAAAACAAATTGAAGCTGTGTGACGTTTTGCGGCTTTGCGATGGTGGGGAAATCGAAGCCGAAAAGTTGAATTTATTACTAATGCTTAATCAAGGTACTAATGTTGAATTTTGCACGTCAGACCCCACTATTGCAAAACCAATGTTAGCCGCAGTAATTTTATGGTAGATTATAAAATTGAGGATTGTAAAGAGAAATTGTCTAAACTTTCAAAAGAAGAATGTTTAAGGTTAATTTATACTTGGGTAAAGCAGGATTATATAAACCTTAAACAATTTAAAGAGTTGGTCGTTTATTGCGGCTAACTGATATATGTACGAAATAGTGCTTAACTGTTTGACAACCAATATGTTTTAATTTCTATATCGGAAAGTCTTGTATTTTTGTTTCCGAAAAAAAATATTTTACAAATGAAAGTAAAAGCCCAACCTAAACCCGAACCAATTAAAGCCATACAGCAACCAGATTTTAGAGAATTAGACATTCATGTCCCCCACATAGTATATGACCTATCAATAGAAAATATAGAAGAAAGAAGGGCTAAAGCACAAAGGTTTGAGAATGTAGCACAGGTGGCAGCTTTTTTAGGGGTGTGGGTGGAAACCGTCTTTAGAAACAGAATACCCAAAAAAAGAATAAAGGCTATTAATGATAGGTATTATGCAGTAAGAAAATTATAAGTTATGATAAAGAATGAAAATTGTATAACCGTAAAGCAGCTAAAAGAATTTATTAAAGACTGGCCTGAACAAAACGAACAGGGAGAAGATAATGAAGTGTGGATTGAAACATCTGATGGATTAAGTAATACGTGTAAGTCCGTTTGGAAGCTAAATGGGGGCGATTTGATTTTTAATTTAGAATGCTATTAGTCATTTCGCGAAATGCAAATTATGAAAACATTAGAAGAATATAAATTACATTTTCAAAAAAGGTTATTTGAAAGATACTTTTTAACAATATCGGATGAAGATTACTTTGCTTTACATAGTAATTTTGTTGGTCTTTTTTGCAAAAGTGCATCTTATACGGTTGGATATGTTTATATAGATGGGGTTAAGGTTTTTGTTTTATACATGAATGAATTAAAAATAATGCCAACTTGCTACCCCGATTCTGTTGGGGTTGACCCAATTCAAACAATTAACGCTTGCTTTAGTAAACCAGTCAGAGGTGTCGCAACTTGGATATACGAACAATATTTATTAGAAAAAGATTCTATTAAAAATAATTTTGAAACAAAAAGAGATGCCGCAATTTTTTATTTTAGCAAAACAAAATTTCCCGATGCACATATAAGGTCTTATGAAAATAGATTTGACTTTTTTAGACTAATGCACCAAATAAAAAACATCATTGACGGTGATTCAAAGTATGCTAAACTAACATTGTCTTTAAATGATTCAAAATATTAAGTCAGTTAGCTGATAGCGGGTGCGAACTACATGGCTGCGGTAGCAATCCAAATGCGTAAATCCAAATCAACCTTCCGAGGGTCGGAAGATACCCAAGAGCAATATCGGACAAGGTAGTTTAGCTGACTTAATAAAGAAGCCCCTTAATTGGGGCTTTTAAATTTACGAACAATCATTGCTAAAAGAAATACAGGCCACACAAGGGAGTAAGCAACCCCCAACAAACCATCTACCTCTACGGTTATCTTTCCTGTTTTTACTCTATAAGCACAATAAAGGGGGAATAATACCATCCCCAACAAATAAATAATCCAAAACATAATTACATTGATTTTAGGGTGGCAAAGGTAACAAAAAACCACCAGCTTTTCAACTGATGGTTTATATTGGTAGGTTAGTACGCAAGAGTGCTAAAACAAAGATACGGAATTTACTTCATGTGAATCAGTAACTTCTTTAAATTTATATTTTACCGTGTCGTTTGTGGATAATAGTAGGAAAATAAGTTGGGCTTCTGAATAGTCTATTTTAATAGGCTTTCTTCCTTCGAGGGTAATTGATAGTCCGTTACCATCTTCTACCATTTTAGCGTTTATTACTTTTGAGTTTACGTCTTTAATGTGGGTTGTGTTTTTTACATCTTCCCAAAGGTCGTATTCGTGCTTTACACCTTCGCCCTTAACTGCTTCAAACCATACTTGATAATATTTACTCATTGGTTAAAATTTTCATTGTAGTATTGTTGTGCAGTATCTCTATATCCTACAAGCCTTTTAGATTCGTGATGGCATCCAACACCAAAAGCATCAATTATTTCGCTTTCGTGCTTTCCCTTAGCATCCATAAGAATATTGAACCAATTTATCTTATCCTTTGGTGTTTCCCATAGCTTATCAAAAAGATAATCTACTGATGATTGTTTTTTACTCATTTTCATTCATGTTTTTTATTAAAGATTCTTTTTCTTCTGTATCAAAAGGTAAGCAGTCGTGCTTTATAAGTAGTTTGTCTATTAGGTCTATTAGGGTGGGGGTTGGTAGCATATCTACATCTTTTCTACAAGGTTCGCCCAAGTCCTTACACCAAGACCTATACAACCTAACATAATCAGTCTTTTTGTGGTACTTCTTCATCTTTATCTATATCTGCTTTTGAACGAATAATAAAAAATAAAACAGTACCCGCCACTACCCCCAAAAACACAACAAAATAAAAAACAAGCCTACCTGTTATTTCTTCTGCTCCCATTATTTTTTAGGTTTAAATTCCTCTACATCTTCTATTTCTTCCATTTCAAATGGGTAGGGTATGTAAAGGGTTTGGTTGTTGAATGTTTGTTTGATAAAGGGGTTGTCGTAATCATCAAAGACTAACTCGTAGTGTTTCCCCTCTATGAAGATAAATACACCTTCTTCTTGTGGTTTGTTCCTTTCCATGTGGCGGGTGAATGTCCACCCAAATAACCCCACCAATAAAACCACCACAAAAGCAAACTGTAAAAAATCAATTACCTTCTTCTTCATTACTTTCTTCTTTTAAGTTAAAGTGTGCTTTACATTTTTCCAAAGAAGCCTTAGATAATTTAGTTCGCCCCTTTAACACATTACATAAACTGTTCTTAGGTAAACCAATTTCCTTTTCTAAGGAAGTCTTACTTTTGCCTTCTTCTACTTGCTTTTTTAAAGCATCTAATACTAATTGTTCCATTTTTTATTGTTTGTTTTTAGTTTAATCTTTTGCACGGATTTTGAAGATGGCGATGGTTTTGCAGTCATCCAATTCTTCTGTACATTTTATAGCATCATCAATAAACCCTATATCGCAAGGTGTTCCTGAATTAAATGTTTCTTGATAAATTTTATACACCTCAATAAAATGCGTAGCAGGTTTAAGGTTGTTTTGCAATACTCTCATTCTTTACAATTTTACCAAGTGAAATAATAAACACATCCCCTTGCCAATTATCAGACCATTCAGGCTTTGCTTCACCTATTCTTAAGCCATTAAATTCGACAAGCATTGTTGGCGCATTTTTGCCGTAACCGTTTTTAAATTCAATAAAGTCATATTTCTTAAATGAAAGGTCTGTACAAAGTCTATTAATCCAATACTTCTTAAACTCACGATATTCCTCTTTTTTTTCTCCAGAAGCAATCATGTCAAACCACTTCTTTTTTATCGTAAGTCGCAATACTTTTTCCATGTGTTATTACTTTTTATTTAGGTTGAATGACTAATCCGTTTGGGTAGCATTTTTTAAAAAAATCAGAAGTGTCATCATAATCGCTACAAACTTCAATCCAACTTTTTTCTACAGGTAATACTATTGCTGATGATAGGATTTCTTGGTAGGTTACCTGTGAACTATTATATTCCCTCCATATACAATCCTCACAATCTTCCTTTAAAATTTCAAGTTCAGCTATCTTGACTTCAAGTTCTTTCTTACCTTCTTCCGTAATGTATATTCCTTTCATGTTTTTAGTTTTTAATCATACAAATATACCCACAATAACTAAATTTAGTTGTTAAAATAGGATTAAAAGTTTGGTTATATAGGTAGTTGGTTCATTTTTTCTTGCCACTCATGCAGCCTAATAGAATAATCCAAACCACTTTCCCCCTTCATTCTTTCGGGTTTTGCTATTTTAATCGGTTCTACGGGCTTTTCTTCTTTTTTGGGTACTTGTATTGCCATTTGGGGTTTTTGGGCTTGTCGGGGCTTATTTTGCCTCAATTCGTCATTATTGATGCCATTTTCATCCCTGCCCCTTGCGGCATTAATTAGCGGGTTGCTTCTAAATTCATCTTCTAATGACAAATTGATTGATAACCCCCTAGTCCTTCTAGGCATAACTAAAATATCCAAGTTGGGGTTTTGCTCAAAAAATTTAACCACCCTTGCTTCATTTGCTTTAGTCATTTTTTTAACCCCCGTTAAATAACTTGCAAGGGAGTTTTTGGGCAAGCCGATTTGCTTTTCAAGAAACGTCTTTGTGAACCCTTTTTCAATTTCAGACCTTAATTTTTCAATACAATCCATATTTTAGATATTTTTAGATTTATTTATGCAAATGTAGTTATTTTTAGCATCGACACAAATAACTCTTCGTTACCCCTATATTAAAATCCCCCCCCCCCTACAATACACCCCCACACCACAAACAGAGGGAGCGCAACCAATTCAAACCCCACCAAACAACAAAGCAAACCAGCCAGCAACCCCCACCATACAGAGCCACCACACAGCCCACAACCCAACACAGGCAAGCCCTTTAGCCCCAAAGCCCCACAACACCACAACGGCAATCAATCCACACAGCTACAGGCAATCCTCAAAAAATCGCCAGTACTCGGGTTGCTAATGGCGAAACCCCTAAAACCGACCCCACCCCAAAATATAAGGCCACCCCTGTGCGTTTGCGGGTGGTGTATTTTTTGTATAAATGGGGTAGGGTGATTTTTAAGGTTTATTTAAGGTGTGGTTATCAGGGGGTTATGTAATTTTGTGGGGTAAAAAATGTACGTTTTATGTCGTTAATAAGGGGTAGGGTTTATTTTAACAAGGGGGTTAATCTACCTAAGATTACGCTTTTGAGAAGGGTGTCTTTTTCTGTTTGCAGTAAGGATTCTTGGGGTAGATATTCTTTGGCAATTTGGGTTCGCCCAACTATCGGGGTGGGTATTATTGGTAAACCAAACAGGATATTCAAGTATTTAATGGTTGGGTTGGATTTGTTTTCCTTGAGGGTGTTTGTTGAATTTACTTATATCGGCAACAGTAAAAAGGATATTAAGCTAAAGCTAAAAGATTTGTAAGGCTATACCCTGACATTTGCGTGGTGTTTGTAAGGGTATAACCTGACAAGTTTTTTTAAGGTATTTTTAATTGGAAGTGGGGTGAATGTTGTTATATATTTGCACTTGGAGAATGGTTAAGCTATTCTTTTTGAACGGGTGGCGGAATTGGTAGACGCTATGAATCTTAGGAAGATACGTAAATCGTGACAATGCTTCCTTGCAGGTTCGAGTCCTGCCCCGTTCACTAAAAATGCGGAGAATAAATATGATAATCTCCGCATAAAGTTCTTTGTAGTTGGTGTGGCGGAATTAGACGCTAACAAGTAGGTAAAACTCTGTTGAGCTTGTAGTCTGGCAAGACGTGATCGTAGATCAACACTAGCCATGTTGGTAGGGTTTTATCATGTAGGTAAACGGCGGAATTGGCTGCCAATCCTACCACCAACTACATTTTTAATTTTGGGTGATTTTGATTTTCTCATAGGTGCAGGATTTTTTGGTTAAGAATTACGGGGGATGTTTCTACATTCCCCTATTTTTTTGTTATGTTTGTAATGCTTTCTGGTGCAATACTTTTTTCATGTTTTCTCCCCCGTTTATTCTTATTCGGGGGTTTTACTTTTTTAAGGAGATTTTAATTTGAACAAGGGAGAATGTTGCCTAATTTTGTTGGGTACAAAAACATGAATCATTATATGAAAAAAACATTATTAGTATTTGCTGTTATTATTGGTTTATCATTTGTAGCCGAAAAGCAGTATGTTGTAAAGTATGAAGTAAAAGATTGGGCTACTAAGGTTCAGGTTTTGCAAGCTGCATCTGCCGCCCTTAAACAAAGCGACCTACCCGCTAAATCAGTTAACCCACTTGCAGATAGCCTAACAAAGTTTGCAAACGAAATAGTATCACAGGTAAATGTTCAGTTGAATGATACTACCACAAACAAAAAATAAATGTCAGCAACAAAAGAACAGGCTTTAGGGTGGACTATGACTGTTATTGAATCCTGTAAAACAGAATTTGATATAGACGGGTGCAAGGTTATTATAGAATACTACCTTGAAAGGTATAAAGACCTTGATGGCTACCAACTACTGCTTGATAGAACACTTGAAAAACTTAAACTACTACGATGACATTATCAGATGCTTTAGCATACGGTGAACCCCACTTTGAGTTTATTAAAAGACTTGTAAAAGAGGGGTTAACCAACGATGCAAACGCTTATATCAGGGAAACACCCCCACCACAAGAATGGTTGGTAGAATACCCTTCATTATTGGATGCTGAACAAAGGTTCTATACTATTCCCATTCAGATACTTGAACAAGCTGCTTATAGGATATACGGGGATTGGAGAATCAAAAACATCTACACCCCCGATATTACACATGAAAAAGGCAAAGTAGCGGTAACTACAACCATCACGGTCAAGTATAAAACACTTGATAATAGCGATGAATATTTGCAGGGGGTTGCTTCGGAGTTCGCTTCGGGTATTCATTATCTTCCCCTTCTCACGGCAAAAACCATTGCATCTGCTAAGAAACACGCCTTTAAACAATTAGGTGCTTTCTTTGGTGGTGAATTAAACAGAACACTAGATGAATTTCAGTTTACGGTAACAGACGAACCCGCAAAGGTCGCCCCCGAAATAAAAAGACTACGTGAACTTATCGAAAAGTCAACCACCCTAGAATCACTAGCACAACACAAGCAGCACATACAAGTAGGAGATAAAGAAACCTACGACCTATACATGAACAAAGTAAAAGAACTTTCAAAAGAATAAAGCTATAATGGACTTTTCACAAACATTAATACGTGCATCTGCTTTGGGGTTGATTATGGTTGAACCTAGAGATAAAGCGGCAAAAGATAGTGGGGAGTTGTCAGCAACCGCCAAGTCCTACCTATATAAAGTATATACCCAATTAAAATACAAAAGGTTTTATGATATTAATACTAAGGGTATCTTAAAGGGGAAACTTGTAGAAGAAGAATCAATCACCAACTTGTCCCTTTACCTTAACAAATTCCTTAAAAAGAACACAGAAAGGGTAACAAACAGCCATTTTACAGGTGAATATGATATTTACGAGGGCGAATCACCAACCAATGCAGACGTAATTTGGGATATAAAGTCCCCCGAAACCCTTGAAACCTTCATAGCAAACCTTGAAGATGATGATTTAAAGAAAAATAACCCTATTTATTGGTGGCAATTACAGGCTTATATGGACTTATCAGGGGCGAATGTAGCCCGTGTAGCTTATGTGCTATCAAATACCCCCGAAACTCTGTATGAGGGCGAAAAATGGGCTTTATTGAAGCGTTTAGACGTGGTTTCAGAAGAATCCCCCGAATTTAAAGAAGCAGAAAGCCAATTAAAGCTGCTTCACAACTTTGATGACATCCCCCTTAGCGAAAAAATACTCATATTTTCAGTAAAAAGAGATGATGAAGCCATCCAAAAAGCCAAACAAAAAGTAGAAAAAGCAAGAGAATACTTGCAAATCATCGAAGAAAAACATAAAACACATAATCAAAAACAATTAGCACTATGACAAACGCAAAAGACCCAATCCACTTTATGGATAGCAATGTTAAATACAACGAAGGCTTAACCAAACGTGAATACTTTGCAGCACGGGCTATGCAGGGGATGTTGGCAAATAAAAGCATTTTTAATGGTGAGATTGAAGGCAACCACGATGCTGAAAACTATGATTTTATTGGCAAAGAAGCTGCATTTATAGCAGACGCATTAATCAAAGCGCTAAACGAAAACCAATGAATAAGTTTATAACGGCTGTTGTATCGGGTATGGTTTTAATGATGTATATTTCGATACTTGCTTTAGTTTTTTATGTTTACAAGTACGTCCACAACGTACTTGTAAAATATTCAGATAATGATTCTATTTTTTTATCTGGCTTATTTTTGTTTGTTATTGGGTTTATTCTTATTGTATATTGCGTAATAGGGATAATCAACTTCATTGATATAAACAAGGATAATCATGAATAGCCTACAACCGCCCCCTTTAACCCCCTTACAAGCCCAAAAAAGAAGAATACAAGTATTAGACAGAATGAAGAAGTGTAGAAACAATTATTGGTGGGCGGAACATACCCAACTGCAAACAGAACTTGAAAACCTTAACATCATACTATTCGGGACACCAGCACCCGCCCATTATTAAAAACAAGTTATGATATACGCGAAATATGGAATGATGGGGGAAGTTGTAGGATATTACATACCAACTCCCGAATCAATGATGCCCAAAGTTGGGGTATTTGTAAGGGGCGTATTTTATACGATTGATGATTATGTCAAACTGTTGACACTACAATTACAAAGAACAAAATATTAAACAATGCGTAAAAAGGCTCTTAAAAATTGGCTGCTAAAAAGAAGATTGGTAGGCAAGTATGAAAGACATTGGATGCGAAGGTTTGGCAACTACTTTTACACAGAACAGAAATACATACAAATTACAAAAAACTAAAACAATGAAAAAGACACTATTAACAGCTATTCTTGTATTCATTTCGTTTATTTCTTTTAGTCAGGAACCAACCCTCTCCTTAAAGGAATACAGACCAACACTAATGTATTACATTGATTCATCACTATGTATTGTTATTAAAGGTGAAAAATACAAGGTAACCGAACTAAAGCAAATGCTTGATTGGTACAGAAACCAAAAGAAGTCCACCCCCAAAGTAGAAACAGTAAACGAATACCTTATCTACTACAACGACACCCCCTACATAAAACTATCCACCCACTACGACTTAATACAAAACCTAATCAACACCCCACCCAAAAGAAGAAAAAAATAACATCAAATGATACTATCACAGCTAATAAAACAAACCAAATGAACACACAAAACAAAGTAGAACGCATAAAGCAGATAATTTCAGATGAACTAGCAGACGACAGCCATTTTTCATTGATTATCTTTGAGCAAGAGGTTGGAGACCTTTGGAAGTATTTTCACGTCCATAACTTTGACAGAGATTCAGTCATAGCAGCACTTAGGTCAGCAGCAGACAGCCTAGAAGAAATGGAAGATGAAGATGATTTTAACCTTAACTAGATTCCGCCACAAACTAATCCAACAGAAGATATACACTTAGAATTAAACTAAAACATAAAAAAACATGGCAAAGAAAAACTACCAAGTAACAATCGGCTACAAATCAATCGTGTGTGTTGATTTAAAAGCAGAAAACGAAGAAGAAGCCAAGAAAATGGCTGTTAAGATTTTTTCAGACGAAAGACACAAGATGTTTTCCAAAAGAAACGTAACACTCCAAGACGATAGCTTTAGAGCCGATGGTGTACTTAACATGGACGAAACATGGAATATGCTTTAAAAACCCAACACTAACTGAAAACCCGTCAATTTAGACGGGTTTTTGTTTTGTATTATTATTTCACTTATATTTGTGTAAAATAATTATCAAATATGCCACAAGTAAGTGCAACCGTAACCACTGAAACCTACGAAAAGATACGTCAGGTACAAGAGAAAGAAAGCAGGTCATTGTCTAATACAGTAGAAGTCCTACTTGAAAGAGCCTTGAAAGAAAGGGAACGTAAGACCAAAAAGAAAACAAATGACAAACAGAATTGAAGAAACATACAAGGGGTACAAGCTGATAGCTCAAAAGGATGAAAACGGTATTGTATATACATCCGCTTCGAGAGATAATAATGTATCTTTTTGGTTCAGGGACAATACTGGTCAAGATTTCAAGACAACTGAACAAGCAATGTCTGTAGCTAAGAAAATGGTAGATGAAATAGCAGGACAAACAAATAGTTTCACCATGAAACAATTAACAAATGAACTTTAGTGAATTAAAATTTAATTGCTCTGATTTGCCGCAACTTATGTCAAATGGCAGAGAAAATAAGCCATTGAATGATGCACAAAAGATGCAGTTTGCGAAGATAAAGGCTAAAATATACAATGGTATTAAGCTGACTAAAACGGATTTGGATAACTACGAGAAATTTTCAAAGAGAGAAGATGCAGATGGGAAATCGGTTCTATTATGTAAAGCTAATGAAACTGTACTAAAAAGGATATATTCAAGAGAAAAATACGGGAAACAGGCTTTATTGGGCAAAGAAAACATACCACATTTGGTTAATGGTGTTGTTTCTGAAAGGGATTCCCTTAAATTGGCTTCAGAGGTTTTAGGTATAAAACCTAAGGTTTACAAAGACACAATATCAAACGACCATATAAAGGGTAGAATAGATGCCTATTCTGGCAGCAGTATTAAAAAAGCCAAGCATATATACGAGATAAAGACGGCAAGCAACTATGAAACCTTTTTAGACTTCATAGACAACGCCCAAGAAGAATCATTGTATTATTGGCAAATGCAGGGGTATTTAAGTATTACGGGTGCTAAAAGGGGAACTTTGATACATTGTTGCACATCTTACCACCCCGATATTGTAACACAGCAGGTAAACATATATTTGTCAAGAATAAAGGGGTTGAACCTTCCGCATGAATATGTAAGCAAAAGGATAGAACACATAAGAAAAAACATGAATTTTGACGACATACCAGCCCACCAAAGAGTATATGCAATAACAATAGAAAGGAATGATGATGATATAGATGCCATAAGACAAAAGATGGCTTTATGTAGAGATTGGCTTGTTTCTTTTGAAGAAAGGTGTTCGCGAATGAATAAGTAATACAAGTATTTCACTCACAGATGACTAAGCGGTTTATATCAATACAGGGAACACCAATACCACCGTTCAAGGAAACCAAACTGGGGAACGGCTCTGTAAGCATACGATTTGTAATAAAGGGCAACATAGTCAGCAAGAAGAACAACAATTTATCCGTAACAATAAGAAAAGCAGCAAGAGATTACCTAAAGAAAGTTAGTAAGAACGGAACTGTTAGCATAGCCGATGCCCAAAAAGCGGTAAGCATGACAACCAGTAAAGTAATGCCAAACCTAGAGTACAAGAAATGGCTACAAGAGCAAAAGCCGCTTATACAGGAACAAATGCAAGAGTGGTCAAAAAGATTGGGTAGCAAAGGTCTTATTTTCCCGATAGATAAGTGTAAGATGTACACCAAGTTTTACTTCGCCAACAATTACCGTTCCGACCTCTCAAATAAGCAATTCTCAATAGAAGACCTTTTAGTTGACTGTAAGGTAATACAAGACGACTGCTACTTTAACATACCGCAAATAGAAGTAGTTGGTGCGAATTACAAGGATGAATTAATAGATAGCCTATGCGTAGTAGTCTTGACATTT